TCATTTGATGGTTCTGCTGCTATTAATTTACCTGGTGTTAATGCTAATCAAACAGATGCTACTTTAACATGGGCTGGAAATGCTGCTAATGCTTCTAATGCTACTACTGCTGACCGAATACAAAATGGAACACCCTTAAGTGATAATGATACAGGAACTGCAGGTGAAATAAGATATGATGCAAACTATATATATGTATGCATTGCTGCAAATACTTGGAAAAGAGTAGGAATATCGGCACCATTCTAAATATCAACTCAAAACAAAACAATATAAACGATTTTATCTATTTTCTAATAATAGATGGATTCTACACAACAACTCGAAGATTTAAAGGCTCAAATTGAGAAAATGCCCAAAACTCATCAACTTGAAATTCTCAAAATAATGAAATCTAGTCCCGATGTAAAACTCAACGAAAACAAAAGCGGTGTTTACATAAATCTTTCGTTCCTACCAAAGGACGTTCTACCCAAAATACAAGACTATCTTGTCTATGTAAAAGACCAAGAAAATGCTCTTCGCAGCATTGAAACACAAAAACAAGACTACGTAAAGACTTATTTCGAAAGCGACGAAGAATATCCAGTCTCAACTGCTATGTAATATATAAAATGAGTTAAAGAATACTCGCCCTATATACATAACATGGCTTGCTCGTTACTCAATCAAATTTTTTATAACCATAAGAAATTTGATACTCCTGAAGATATACATGCATGGGAACCTTACATGCTCAACGAAACCTATATTCAACAATATGTTCCAAAAATAATTATGAATGAACCTGAAATCGAAACCAATATTGAAAATGTTCCTGCTCCTCCACCTGTCCATAATATTGAGAAGATAACACTTCCAAAATCAGTGTTATTCTCTCCTCGAAAAGAAGACACTCTGTTTTGGTCAATCTATGTTCTCCATCATGGAGAAGCTGAATATACAATGATTGGTGGGAAATATAAAAACGCCGAATTACAAGAAAAACAAAACGTGTTGGCGTATATTCAACAAAATCGCAATCTGATTAAAAGTTGTGCACATACAAACGGCGTCAAATTATCCAACGTTCGTATACAAGAAACTGCCGCTGAAATGATGATTAATAAAAAGACATCATGGTATGCATTTCACGTGATGTGTATGTTTTATAAAATCAATGCATTCATTGTTCAAGATGAACTCTATATGAAATTCACAGTTGACCCCGAACATAAAACATATATGTTTGAGCGTAACCAAGATGGACATATTTCAATCGATGTTGTTCCCATGCACATTGAACGTGTAGCCGAAATTGAAAATAATCTCTTACACGTTGACCCATTTCTTCCCAAATTACTCAAGGGTGTATCTACATACAAAATCCCTGAATTAGAAGAAATGGGTAGAAAGTTGCGCGTTGCTCCAACAGTGACTAAACCCAAAAAAAATGATTGGTATGACGTGATTATTAACAAGTTGGTAAATATGCTAATACAAAATTGATAATAAATGATGGAAAATAATATATGAATAAGATATACTATTTATATATTATGAATGAAACGTTGGATAAGGAGTCTATAAAAAGACCAGATTCACCCGATTATCCTCCACCTACACATGATTATCGTCCCCCTTCACCCGATTATCCTCCATCGAAATCAACCTCGCCGGTAGAGTCACCACCTGAACATATGGTGAAAAAGGATACGCGCCCGGTGAATTCTAAGTCTGACTTTGAAGCCATGGTGGAATTTTATTTAGCCGATAATCCATTCCTAAAAAAACGTGGAGGTGGTGTAAGTGAACTGGAAATAAAATTTGGTACAAATACAGAAGTTGCTCGACCATTGTCCAAAATCGATTATGATAATGTGGTAAAGCAATTTTACGGAGCAGGATTTACAACAGGTCAACCCGATGGAGTAAATTACTTACGCATTAATATTGAAGATTATCTGGACAAAAAAACTGGACAGTACAGAATGTCCAATGTTCGTGCTGAAATCGCAGGTATGGACCTTATTCAAGAATATTGCCGAACAAATAATCTACAAAAGCTTATCGACCTCCCATCAACTTCCTCGGCAATAGCCGATAAAATTAAATTCACAAGAAAGGCTCCCCCATATATAGGTGATAATCGCGAAACAAGTAAACCACTTCAATCTGTTGAATTTCCAGACCACAATTTTCGCGTATCTTATCAATATGAAACAGATTATTCAATACGGTCGGATACCGCGATGAGGATGTTGTCGAAATGGGTTGATACAAAGAAAAACTTTCGTTATATTAATCGTGTTCGATTATCACATCCCGAATATCCGATATTCGTAGATATCAGTATTGTAAAAAGTTCAGCGAAAAAAAACAAAAAGGTTTTCATTCCTCAATATACAGTTCAAGAAGCACGTCTATTTACTAACGAAGAATCCTATGAAGTTGAATTAGAGATAGATAATTCCCGCGTTGGTATTGGAACAAATTATAAAACAACAGCACAATTAATGAATGCTATTCGTAAATGCACTCGTATTGTGTTAAGTGGACTACAAGGAACCAGTTATCCGATAGCATACAGCGAATGTAAAAAAATTCTTTCACATTATATTCAGACTACTCGCGGAGAAGAATACACGAAAGAATATATCGCGAAATTATTCAGTCCAAAAGATTACATACGTGAAAAGGCCAAAAGAAATTTAAACAAACATTTCATAGGTCCTAGTTCGTATACCTTGCAATTAAGTAATATTGCCGAAATTCCTGAAGACGGAGAACGTTTAATAACCGACCCAAATATTCGCGAAAATTATACTGTGACGGATAAAGCCGATGGCGACCGAAAAATGTTATACGTTGCTACAAATGGACACATGTATATGATTGATACAAATATGAATGTTATCTTTACCGGTATCATTACCCGAGATAAAGAATTGTATGATACCATAATGGACGGTGAACATATCAAATATGATAAAATGGGCAAATTTGTAAATTTATATGCAGCATTTGATATCTATATTCTCAATGGTAAAAATGTTCGCGAACTCGATTTTGTTCCTATGAATGATGTCGACCTTCCTGCAAACTTTAGATTACCCCTATTACAAGACGTAATGCGAAAATTAAAGCCAATCTCCATATTAGATAAAGATTCCGGGAATAGTGACCCACATAAAAAACATGTTCCCAAAGATGGTGTTGCCCAACATTCATGTTGGTTAACGGTGAAATGCAAAGACTTTTATTCAACGCGAGATGGTTCCATTTTCCAACAATGTTCAACCATATTATCAATGGTGAATGACGGTTCATATGAATATAACACCGATGGACTCATATTCACACCTACATCGACCGGTGTGGGAGGTGAGCGTTCGGGACATGCTGGACCTATGAATAAATACACATGGCCCAAATCGTTTAAATGGAAACCACCAGAATTTAATACGATTGATTTTAATGTCTCGATTAAGAAGGATAAAACAGGCAAAGACGAAATCCATAATGTATTTCAAGATGGATTGAATATGGCTACATCAACTAATATTACTCAATATAAAACACTGGTTCTACGCAGTGGATTTAATAAAAAGATGCATGGATATATAAATCCTATGTTAAATGTTATTAATGACCAGCTTCCCGCACCAGGTAATAAAGATGATGAAAGTGAATATAAACCTGTTCCATTTCAACCAATTAATCCATATGATCCGAATGCATCATTATGTAACGTAAAGTTGACTGAAAATGGCTCTGGTAAGATGGTAATGATGACGGAAGAAAATGAATATTTTGAAGACGATATGATTGTTGAATTTAGCTATGACCTTACAAAAACGGGGCCGTGGAGATGGGTTCCATTACGCGTTCGTTATGATAAAACAAATGAACTTCGTTCAGGTGGAACAAATTATGGAAATCCATATCATGTTGCTAGTAGTAATTGGAAATCAATTCATAATCCCATTACGCATAAAATGATTACTACCGGAGAAGATATTCCGACATATATCGGGGAAGAAGTATATTATAATAGAAAAGGAAATGAAAATAATACGCGTTCTCTTCGCAAATTTCATAATTATATTAAACGTAAACTTATTGTGGGAGTAAGTAATCGTGGAGACACTCTTATCGATTATGCTGTCGGTATGGGAGGTGACTTAGCAAAATGGACATCTGCAAAATTGGGTTTTGTATTTGGAATTGATTTATTTCCTGATAATATTGAACATCAAGTTAATGGCGCATGTGCTCGATATTTAAATGACCGCGGACAATTTGTAAATACCCCAGATGCGCTATTCGCAGTGGGTAATAGTAAATTACTAATTCGTAGTGGTAAAGCACCAACAAGTGAACGCGACAAGCAAGTAACAAATGCTATCTTTGGACAGGGACCGAAGGATAAGGATGAATTGGGTGCAGGTGTTTATAAGCATTATGGTATTGGAGAACACGGGTTTAATGTAAGTTCTGTTCAATTTGCACTCCATTACTTCTTTGAAAGTGAACGAATTATGCATACCTTCTTACGAAATGTATCTGAATGCACCAAATTAAACGGATATTTCATAGGCACATGTTATGATGGTCAAACTGTATTCAATCTACTCCAAAATAAATACAAAGGAGAAAGTATTATGCTCGAACGTAATGGTGATAAAATATTTGAAATAGCAAAACAATATGACCATACTGGCTTTCCGGAAGATGAATATTCTTTGAATTATCAGATTGATGTGTTTCAAGAAAGTATTAACAAGACGTTCCCCGAATACTTGGTAAACTTCAAATATCTTCAACGTGTAATGGAAAACTATGGATTTACCATTATTTCCAAAGAAGAGGCAAACACAATGGGATTACCGAACGGAACAGGACTATTCGACGAAGTATTTGGAACAGTTGATTCAGATATAGAAGAGAATTATCGTCTTAAGAATGATTTAAAAACCATATTAAATATGAGTAAAGAAGAAAAGCGGATTTCCTTCTTAAACCGATATTTTGTATTCCGAAAAACACATAACGTGAATGCAGAGAAGGCTGCAAAGCTGATGATGGTTCATCGCGATGATGAAGACGACGATGACGTTGATAAAATAATTCAACGCACACAAAAAGAGGACGAGAATATGGAAAAAACGAAAACTGAAACAAAATCCGTTATTCGCAAGCTGCCTGGTAAAAAGACTCGTCTCACTATTGGTCGCAGTGACCCGGCAATTACTGAGATTCGAATGGTTGAACCATCTATCTCAACTGGAAAAAAAGTGGTTATAAAACGTCAAAAACCTAAACCAGATGCCTAATTGTATAATACTATTATGAATATTTTGAACACATATATGTTAGCGTGTTCAAATTATATAAACAGAAAGATTGTATAATTATATCGAATCGATAATTTATATATGATCCATTTTCAATTACCTCGAAATATATCTGATTTATATTTATTTTTATCAACGCAACTATCTGAGACAAACGAATCACCTGAATGTATATCAGGTTCACTTTCTTATTATATGAACGATATTAAACAACGAATTTGTGGACAGGAGCAATCATGGGACGTATACAAACGATATACGAATCCATATGAATATATACATACATGTGTTCCAAATAAAAAAAAAAGTGTAGCAAAAAGGAAACCCTTATCTAGATCCTATTTCAAAATGATCGAAATCATGAATTTTTTTCATATAATTGAGTCATTGCAATTAAAGTCGTCGAATCTTCAAAGTTTTCATCTAGCAGAAGGTCCGGGGGGATTTATTGAAGCTATTGTTAACTTGCGAAACAATAAACAAGATACTTATACTGGTATGACTATACTAGATGATGTTAATGATATGAATATTCCCGCCTGGAAAAAAAGTCAACAATTTTTA